TGTATATCCTAACCAAAAGCATACATCCCATTTTTTTGTTTGTTGTCTTAATGTTAATTCCATCTTTATAATGCCTATATTAGTGAGAAGGTCTTTACTCTGTTATTATCTATTGTTTTAGTTCTTTGATTCTACTGTCTATATCTTCAACATCAATTTTTCTAAACTCATCAAATCCATCACCTTCATAGCAAACATGTGCTTGTAATCTAAGTAACTCCAACTCCTCAATAACTTTTTGGTTAGCGTATTGTTCTATCAGTTCCATACTGTCATCTAATGTTTTCTTCCTGTGAGTATGTAGCCAATATTCCCCCTCGTGTAAAATATCAATAGCAACTTTATATACCTCGCTTTCTAATACCTTTTTTGGTATTTCTATTTGTTCATCTAATGATTCATCTATTTTTATTATTGAATAATACTCTTTCATATCTTATTGTTTTAATTCTCTATACCAAAAGGAAGCTATGAGTTTATTGTCATTGTCTCTTAAGTGAGGTTTTTCTAATAGGATCTTTCTTATAGTATCTTTTGTTTTCATATTAAAATAATTCAGTTTGTTTTATATCTTCCTTTTTTATAATACCTAGCATTGTTTCAAAGATTGTTTTACCAGCTTCATAATCTACTAAGTTTCTTAAAACATCTCTATAACCACCAACACTAGCACTAACTTTTATATCGTGAAATACTTCAAGTTTCTTATGTTCTCCTCTCATTGTGCATAAAATCCCATCAAGTTTTCTTTCTTTTAAATCATTTGGCAAATTAAAATTAGTCCAATATAAGTGCCTGCCTCTTTTTTTTGCTGGTATTAAAGGTTGGTAGTATGGAGTTACGTTTTCTACGCAATACTTGCCATTAAAATAATTATCTAAAAAAATAATTTCTTCATAAAGTTTTAAATCAGGATAAATTGCTTTAAATGTATCTCTTGATTTTTGTGTAATTCTAATTTTACTATGACTTGGACAAGGTGGAGAACTCCAAATAAAATCAAATTCTTTATAGTGTTCTAGCAAATACTGATGTGCATCTGCTATTACAACTTTGTCATTAGGAAACCTATCTTGGTAAAGTCTAGCTAATTCAATATCTAATTCAACTGCTGTTACTTCTATATCTTCCTTAACTTCATTCCACTTATATCTATTACCACCTAGACAAGCATATAAATTTAATATTTTCATCTTAAAGATTCTAATACCATTTCATAAAATTCTTCTTCATTGTTTTCTGTCCATTCTTCTATCTGCTGTTCAGTCATTTCTTTACCATTTTCATCTTCTGCATAACTTATATAAGCATCACAAAAGTCAGGATAGTCCCAAGATTTTACATCTTCTATTTCGTAGTTTGTTATTTTCATTTTAATTCTCTTATTAGCCACATTCCAATAGCTGTTATTATTACCCAACCTATCATTTTATTCCCCATATTTTCTTATCTTCTTCTGTAAGATAATTGTCAGCTTCTAGTTTATCTGTATGTTTTTTAGCTTCATTATAAAGTTTTATATTTTTTTCTTCAATATAATTTATAAATTCTTCCTGCCAATCTATCCTTTCGCAATTTTTTCTATTCACGTCAAGTACGTGTAATAAGATTTCTAATGGTGCTGTTTCTTCTTTTTTCATTTTAATAATTTTATTGGTTCTTGATACCATAAGGTTTTTCCTTTTGGCTTTCCTAATGTATGCACTTCATAATAGGCATTGTCTATAAGTTGTTTTTGAGCATAGCACCATTTGTAAAAAGTTCTGATGTTTAAAAATGGTTCATCTTTACCGAACCTAACTCCTTGATGAAAAGCATCCTCTACTTGATTCCAAGTCAAATTTCCAAATCTTTTCTCTTGTATTAAGTCTTGTGCAAATATCTTACTAAGACTAGCTAATGTTTTAGGATCAGTCTTATGCCCTATTTCTACTGATGTCTTTGCTACTAAGTCCAGGACTTTATTAGTTAGCTCTTGTAAGTTTTCTTGTTTTAGTGGTTTCATAATTATATTAATTTTTTAGCTTCTTCCCAAGCATTTATTTGTGCGTCTAATTTAGACATTGTTTTTTGTTGTGGTTTATTCCAAGATTTATCATTCTTTTTCCATCTTGCTAATCTACGATTAATATCAAATGTACTTTGCATTTCAAATTTCATTTTAGTATTTGACTTATTTGGCTCTGTCCAATAATCAGTAAATGACTTTTTAATACTATTATCATAATCTAATAAAGAAACATCATTTAAAAATTTTTGCTCTCTTATATATATATTATTCCTTGTATTATTAATACTTGTATTATTATCTTTAACAATTTTGTTAATAGGCTCTTTAATATCTTTATTTATACCCTCCCCACACAATTGTAAATACCTCTTATCAATTTCTTTAGTACCATTTTTGTAAACAATATTTCTATTAATAAAGCCATTTTTTACTAAACTACTAATCCATCTACTTATTGTTACTGTTGACACTTCATAAAGATTTGCAAAGTATTTGTTACTTGCCCAACAGGTATTATCTTTTTGAGACAAAGCAGTAATCTCTGCATAAAGTAATTTAGCATTAGGTGTTAAGTCTTTACTATATCTTACCTCAGCAGGAATAACTGCATAGTAGTTTGGTTTGGTCATATAATTTCTAAGTTGTAATTGCAATCTGTCATGGCAAACTTACACTTTTCTAATTGATTGTAGAAATCTTTATAAGAAACCTTAACATCATATTCAGCTCTTCCTGATATAATTCTGATAATGGTATTGTATTTTGCGCTAGCAGTTACCCCATTTTCTTTTAAATAATTTTCTAATTGTTTATTATATACGAAAGTTCTTTTAGAACCTTGCAAATTAGAGTAAGCATTATAAACCATGTTAAACATTTCTCTATATTTAGGAAAAGACCTATAATTAGATTCGTGCATTTTTTCATAGTGATATATAGAAGCCCTATCTCTTTTTAGCTCTTTTGCTATGATATTTTGATGTGTATCATCTACCATTCTAGCAACTACACTAGCCACTGATCTTGGTATCTGATATTCTTTTTTCCTACTTTTGTAAGAAAGAGAACCCTTACGCAACCCTACTATATTGGTTGTAAGGTCGCATAAGAGTTTAAAATTAATCTCTTCTATCATCTTAAAATGGTGTGTCAGATGTTACAAACTCATCAGTAAGTGAATCATTACCCAGCTCATCATGATCAGACTGTTGAGAAAAGTGATAGCCATCTATATTATGATAGTATTTCCCATTGTATTCTCTTGAATAGATATTGCAAAGAATAATAACTGTCATGCCTACTTGGAGCTTGTTTAAGTTTTTAATCTTATCCTCTCCAAAAGCACTTACAGCAGTCAAGTTGTTAAACTCCTCTCCTGAATCTATTACAACTGTTTGCTTTTGCCATTCTTTTCCTGTTTTACCTGTGCCTTTTTCTAGGTCAAGTATCTTTACTAATTTTCCTTTAATTTTCATTTTTATTTATAATTGATTAATATTTTATTGTATGTCCTTATATTCTAACATTATATCTGCTAGCCCTTCATTTATTTTGCTTATTGAATTATATTTTGAATCTTCTTCCCCTGTTTTATTAATTTCTTTAATTTTTAAATCCATTTCTAAAATCAGCGTGCTGAGTGTTTCCTTTTGCTTTTTTGTAAGTTTGTAGTTATTCATTCTTTCTTGAACAACACTTATTTTACCTTCTCCAATCGCCACTATCATAGCTTGGAGCTTGGCATCATCTAGCTTTGTTTTTGGTTTGTCTTTTTGTTGCTTTTTAGCATTAAGAACTTCATCAGCACTTGCAATAGAAGTATCTAATCCTATTCCTAAATTAGCCAAAGCCCTTCCCCAAGCTGATGTTTCGCAGTTTTCTATAAAAGAGGTCTTATTTATAAAACTACTTCCGTGTGTTTCATAAGCTATTCCTGTTGCTATTACTTTGTCTTTTTCATTTGTAATACTTGCTTTTATAACACATCTATCCTCAGACAAATCTATTACCTCAGAAGTTAAACTCCAATCTTTAAAATGATCTCTAAAGTATTTAATTCTTTCGTTTACTTCTACATATTGTTTTCCGTGTATGTTTATTGTTTTCATATCGTTGTTATTAATGCTTTATTATTTAGTTTATTATATTCCTTTTTATATACTTCTAAATTTTTACTTACAGTATCGTTATACTCTTTTAGTGTTGGTTTATCTTTTCTAGTTTCACTAAAGACTATCTCTTCCCAGTAGCTGCCTTTCTTTTCAATCTCATAATTATAACATTCATCAAGATTAAGTCCTGTCATTTCACAGTATTCGTCAAGTGCTTTATTAATTTGTTCTTCTGTTCCGAACATTCTAATACTTGTTTCAACTTTTTTCAAGTCTGAAAACCAACCATCAGGAGATAGTTTTTTAATTGTTTTATACACTCCATTGTTATAGAAGTAAAAGTCTTGTGCTAGTAGTTCCATTGTGTATTGTCTTTAAAGTTATAGTATTCGGTTTTAAGTTTAACAAATAAATCTATTACTTGCTCATCTAATGATCTTTCCAATAAGAATCTTTTGTGTTCTAGCTCTATGCTTTTTACTAATATAAATAAGCCATCAGTAATTTTATTAAGCCATAATGGATTTTCTTCTATTACATCTAATATAGATACAATAGCTTCTTCTTTGTTTGTTGCTTCTAACATTTTAAAATTTGAGTACATCTGTTTTTGGTATTGATTAATATGACACAAAAGTAATAAAATAAAATGATATCAACAACTTTATTTACAGACTTATCAACAATTATAGTGTTAATAGTGTTTTGACTAGATAAGCAACTTTAAGTGCTGTCTAGTATATTGCCATTAAAAATATGTGAAAGTGCCTTAAAAGGCTAAACGGGGGTATATTAAATAGCAATAAGCAATACTATTATAATAATTAGAAAGTAAAACAGAGTTAGCTTTGTAGAGTCGTTTAGCTGCATTATAAGGGCATTAAAAGATTAATTGGTAGTGTACCATTGTTTAGCACTACGGAGCAGCCTATGGCTTGTTTTTTAAAGTTCTTAGCGTAGGCAGCAGCATAAGTAGTGCAATCTACACCACAACCTACTTGCATTGCATAGATTTTATACTTTTTTCCTACAAACCACTTACAGTAGGCTTCTGTGTGAGTATGTCCGCAAACGCTAGACATTAGGTTGTTCTTAGCTTTTGTTTGTGCCTGACCTCCTTCTCCATGTTCGTAAAGAACATCATCATATACTACTGACTCTACCCAGTTCCAGTTAGGTGTGCCTAAGACTTCGTTGTAAGATCTTATCCATGCCTTTGGAATGCCGCCAGTAAAAGCTTTCCTAGAAGCTAAGCGGTCATGATTACCAATGCAAACATCTGCAACAGGAAAAGCTTCATACCATTTAGCAACTTTTTCTATTGTGGTTTCTAGTTCTAGACCTGCTGACATTCCATCAGGATCAGGTTCGTGGTAACTAAAAGCGTGGTTATCTAAGATGTCGCCTATAAATATTACTTGATTGCAATTGTAAGTTTCGTATTGTTCTATACAAAACTCTAAGTAACCATCTAGGCAAAATGGTTCATGCAAGTCGCCAACAACTAGGATATTCCTAGTGTCAGCTTCTCGCATCTTTTTTAGTGCCGCTACCTCATGCGGCTTTAGTCTATATCTATTTGTTTGACTTTCCAAAATCAGATAATGATTGACCGCCAAGCATGGCTATTAATGACCACCAAATTTTGCTTACTGTTTCATCATCCACAGATAACCATGTAGCAATCATAGGGATAAATATTGAACTGATACCTAGCCATACTTTTTTTGAAGAAAGTAATTGTGTTACAATGTAATTTTTCATTTTATTTATTTTTGATTATTAAATTAATATTTTCTCCTCCCAAATTTATTATTTCTTTCATAAGTAAATCCATAGCCAAAGTTGAATTATGAACAATATCTTGTTGGCTACCCTGTCCTACTAGGATGCAACCCCTTGTGTCTTTAGCTGTATTACCCCTGTGAAATAATATGTGTGATCTGTCTTTTACATCTTTAACTAATAAATGTAAATAATCTCTTGTTGCTGATTCTCTTGCAACCCTTAATCTTACTTTGTATTCTCCTACTGGGATGCAAGATATGCTTCTTTGATTATCTCTATAAGGCAGCTCTAATGTATCGCAGAATCTTTCTCCATTTACAAATAGTTCTCCTATTGTACTTTCATCACTAAAAGTATCTCTAAGAATTAATAAGTTTATTTTGGAGGGTTTAGAGATAGTAGGCTTTATAGATTTTACATCCTTTAACTTCTTTAATAAATTCTTTACGCATTTTAACATCACTTTCTTTTGCTTTGTTGTATATAGGGTTGTTGCTGTTTAGTTTGCGTTTCTTGGGCATTACCTTTGTTTTTTATGATACCACCATTTGTCTATAGTATAGACTATTGAAATAACTAATAGCAATATCTTTAGAGCTAGTTCTAAATTAGTGAAGGTTGTTACGCTTAGGATCACACTGTTTACTCCTAACACTTCCCCTACCTCTTTTGTTATCTCCTTTAATGGCATCTTGTAAATATGTTTTAAGTTTATTTATATTTTTTATTTTTGGCTTGTAATGTTTCTTCATTAAGTTAAATCAGGAGTTAAAAAATTTCTTAAAGTTAATTTAGTTCCTTTTTGCATTGGTCTTTCAAGATTCATACCATTATAATAGGCATTAGAATCAGGATTGACATCAGCACCTGAATTAGTTGAATACTCAGGAAAGCTAGATGTGTTGTTTTTAACATAGTCTATCATTCTTTCTGTGTAATACTCAGCAGTATTTCTAACCTCTTCTCTTAAATGTTGAGCCTCTTCCGTACTAAGGGCATTTCCTGTTTCAGAAGTCTTAGAATAAATATTTCCATTTTCTATTTTAAATCTTAAAAAAGGAACTGCATGATAAAATGCCCAATTTGGCAGCATATCGCCTATGTAATCATCTACTAAAGTTTTGTATGCTTCATTTCCTACATTTCCTATTGTGCCTGCTGTAATTAAATCTTTTAATTTCTGTGTAAGATCAGTTCCCAACTTAGTTTCAACATACAACTTCTGTGCCTGCCTTACATAAGGAAGCAGCAAGTCAGTTGAAACATTTAAATTGATTGCAGTTGAATCTTTTAACTTCTGTTCTGATATAAAAAGTACATAGCTCATAGTTATCTTGGTGTTAAAAATCCTTTATTCTTCATTCTTTTTGGTGGCTTTGCTACTAATGGGCTATTCTTTTCAGGTCTAAATCCTTCTGAAACCGCTTTAGTATATCCAATTAAATCAGCATCCTCTATCTTAGTTGTTCTTGATTCTCCTATTGTAGTCTTGTAAATTTGTCTAAGCCAAAAGTGCTGACAATTGCCACCCCCTTTGTACTTTAGGATATCATATTTTAAAGCACCTTTAGCACCCCAACCAATATTTCTCTTTTGGTTTTCTGAATAGTAATAATCATTTACCACTTTATTAGACATAGCTTGAATATCTTCTTTTCTATAAAGCTTCTTAGCTCCCATCATTTGTCTGCAAAATGGTCTTTTCTCCCCTGTCTTGTTTACTAAAAAATTATCCTCAGCATAAACATATCTAACTCTAAAATAGTCATAGGTTTTTTTAGATATTCCATCTTGCTCAGACTTTTTACTTGGCTTAGGGCTTCCTGTTGAAGCAAATTCAATTCTTTCACTAGCAGCATCATTTAATACTTCTTCAAAGTCAAAGTCTAAATGTTCTCCATCTGACTTTTCTTCATCTATTAATTCATAGCCTTCAGGCATATCTTCTCCAAATTCTTCAATAAACTGTGCAAGTTCTGTGGCTGATGAATGGTCTTTACAAGCCATGTAAGCCGTTTTACCCTCATATTCGTGTGGATGATACCCCTCGCACCCTAAAGTCTTTGCATGAGCCTTAGCTTCTTCTATTGTGTCAAATACTGGCTTCCCATCTATATTGCCTACTTTACTAAAATCTTCTCTAATTTCTACATCTAAAGGTTCAAGCCCTAATTCATCTCTTATTTCTTCTTCAGTCATCACTCCTTTCAAGTCCTCAGAAGTAAATTCTAAAGTAATTGGTTTAAGCTGTACGAAGTTTACAGGCATATCCATGTCATTAACTTGGAAGATTTTTCTAAGCTGTTTTACTATATGATCCTGGAATGGCTTAACCACAGTGTTTAAATAAAAGTTCGCTGCTGAGTTAAGTTCATCTACATTAGAACCAAGCCCTGTGTCGTTCTTAATACCCATTAGCATAGGAGATGTAACTCTATGCCCTGAAAGTATGTTAGAAGTGAGGAGTTCTTGTAAGGCAATATATTGCTTATCAAGATCAGCAGGACTTATTGCAGTTACTTCAGGTGTTCTAGTCTTGTCATCTGAAAATGTCAATACAAACTTTCCTGCATTATTTTGTCCAGTAAACTTTTCTGTTATACTTTGTTCTATCTGAAATCTCTCCTCTTGTGTTGGTATGCCGTTAGAAAAATTAATCATAAAGCTGCCTGAGAATCCTGAGCTGATATTATTTAAATGATACTCTGAGATACGACCATCTATAAGACTCCAATTTGAGCAAGAAACCCAATCAGGTGTATAGTAAGAGTTCATATTAGGACTGTAAAGACCTGAATACATTATCTGATTTGCACAAGTTCTGTCATTAGTATTGAAAGCAGGTACATAGTAAGGTTTGTTTTGTCTAGTATTTGACCAGTCTGCTGATATGTAATATCCTTTAGTCTTGCCAAGTTCATCAGGTCTGGCACATCTAACCTTAGAAACATCTACATGGTATATCTCTGCGATTTGTGTCCTGTCTTTAGACCAAACTATATTTAAAGCAAAAGCACCCTGAAGCTTAAAGTCAAAAGCTAACTTCTTTATTACCTCATGTAAGCTCTCATTGCCATTAGCCCTATTCATAAAGTTCTGAAGCCTTATTCTTGCTTCTTCATTTCTATCTTTTTCATCTTCTATTATAAGATTCTCCCCTGCAATCATTTCAGCAGTTGCGTTTACTATCGCAGCCGTTATTGAGCTTGAGTAGTATAAGTCTATAATAAACTGCGGGTATAAGTTTCTCCAATCTTCAGTTCCGTATTCAATCCAATCTTTACCCCTTACCTCTGCTACTGTTGGAGATGTACTTGTTTCTAAATTAATATTAATGATGTTATCTTTCATAATTATTGTTGTGGTTCTACATTATCTCCATTTGCATCTATACTGTAACCTGCAAATCCATGCACACAATTGGTAGGTGTTAAAGCATGAGATCTAAAGTCTATATGTTCAGTAGTCATTATATCATAAAAAACGCCATCATAATAAACAGGCGGTGTTATTACATGACCATCAGGATCATAAGTTCCAGGTGTTTTTATTACTTTTCCTAAGTCTACTACTGCTTGCGTTGCACTAGAATTTGATAGGTATTGCTGACCTTCAACTTCAATATTCTGAGTAACCCCTTTATCTAAGAAGTCTGCATCAGCTTGTGCTTTATTATCGTATTGTAGTTTGTAAATATTCATATTAAGTAGTTAAAGCTAATAATTGAGCATCTGTTAGAATAGTGTCGTAGTAAACAATAGACTTAATTCTACCTTCAAAACCCCAAAAGTTGGCTATTCCGTTATAAGTGCTTGAAATTTTATCTAGTGCGTTTGCAGGAGTTGCTGTAGTTGTGCTATTAAGTTTTTCAACTCCATCCCACCATATCGCACTATCTCCGCTTTTATATTTAATTGCAGTCTTATGGAAATTTACATCAGGAATTGGAAATTGAAAAGAAAGCGAAAACATAAGATTAGTGCTGCCCATTGTAGCAGTACCCATATATCCTGCACCCCATCTGCCCATGTTTACAGATGCACCAGAATTTTCTCCTATACCCATTATTTGTTGATCACTATTTACAACATTTAAAAATGCAAACTCCGAATATAAAACCCCCTCAGCGTTATTTGTTACGCTTGATATTCCTGTTTTAGAGAAAAATGTTTTGTTCCTAGTAACAGAACCGCTTGTAGTTGGAATGTAAGATGTTTCTTGTGGCCACTCCCCCTTTTCTAATTGAAACCCCCATAAATATACTGTGCCTGTTACACCTGAAGCATTAAGAGGATAAAAATAACTATTACCACCATTTGCACCAGTTGAAAAAGAAAAAGAAACTCTAGTCCACCCTGTTGCAGATGTTTGAGAGTAATAACTTGTAGCAGCAACATAATCTGGGTCTCCACCTAAGTTTAAAACTTTCACTCCTAAATCGGTCATTGTACCTCTTTTTACATAAAAACTCCAAGTATAAAAAGTGTTTGGATCAACAGAAATTGCTTGATACATTTGTGCTGGCGCACTAAGTGTTTCGCATTTATCAGCATTAGTAGTTCCATCTGGAGATGTTATATCGTTAGCAGTTACAGTTACATCACTCTTGCCCCAAGCAGCATTGTCAAGCTCTTCACTGTAAAGATTAAAATTAGTTCTCTCTGGCTCAATAAGCAAACTAGAACATCCTCCTAAAGAGTAGTCTAATTGGGGTTCGTTTACAGCAACAGATTCTATTAATCCTGCTGAATCTACCCTTGTAGCAGTTGTTGCTCTTGTAATATCTAAATCTACTACGCCATTGTCAGGCACTATACTATAAAGAGTTCCTACTTTAGCAGCATTTGCAGTTGTAATTATTTTTGCATCAGTTAATAATGTCATGATATGTCATTTAAAGCGGTTAGTATAACAGTTAAACAAGCTTCTGCTTCAGTACTACCACCATCAGTTGAAACTCTATTTGTAAAGTCAGTAATCATGGTAGAAATAGGATCACCACCACCACCACCACCACCTGCTTTGATGTTATTTAAACTTATGCCTAATTTAAGTGCTAACATATTCTATGTTGTAGCTCCTTCATGATAACCTATTCCAATTCCACTTGTAAGAGTAATTGCAGTTACATTCATAAATAAGGTTGTCCCTGCCGCTAAAGTCGTATGTAAAGCTGCTTCTCCAGTTGCATCTGCTACTGTAATTGAAGCTACTACACTTTCAACTGGGAAGTAAACACAGTACCAGTCCTTGCTAGTTTGTGCTGCTGTTGTAAAAATTTCAGTTCCTCCATTTTTACCTAATTGCTCTGTTAAGAGTTGTTGTACATTTTCTATTGCCATTTTTTTTTATTTATTGTCCGTAATATATATAATTTGTGCCACTAGGCTCTTGCCTTTGTGTGTATTGTACTTGCGCTGTTCCTGCTTTGTCTGCTACATACATCTTGCCTTTGGTTACTAACCCTTGCACTATGCCTTTAGTTGCAGCAGGAGGGCTTAAAACATCATTCTCGTTAGCAGGTGCATTACCTAAAGATATTGTTACAGCACCTACCCAACTTATTTCATACACTTCATATTTCCAAAATCCAGAAGGTAAAAAATCAACTTTTCCAGTATAAACATTAGGAGTAGCATTATAATCAAATACAAACTTTGTGTATCTATCATAGATTAAATGAACTGTTGAATAAGCATACTGAATAGACTTATCCATGTCATTAGTGAACTTTACTAAGTGTCTTATCTTATCCGATCCTACTGAAGTGTCTATGCGATTATCTTCAGTCTGTAAGTAAGTTGTTAGGTTAGTTTCTGTAATTGCTTGTATCATACACTATATAATAGAAAAACTCAATATTTATTTGGTATATAAAAGAAAAGAGTAGTATTAAACTACTCTCCCCTCAGAAATATATATGAAAACTACTAATTAAGCTTCAACGATAGTACCCATTGTGAATCCTGCATTGTCAAATGGTACTGTTGTATAATCCGCAACCATTGGGAAAGGGTCTTGCTCCATTCCATCAAAAGTCAGAGTGTAACCATTCTTATCTCCCCAAGCAGCACCAGTATCAATAGTACCTGCATTTAGTTCCATTCCGTTTCTAACTCCCATTCCGATTATTACATCATGCCCGTTTGTTAGTTGTTGATTTAACTGACAGAATACAACTACTTTAGTTGCACCTAAAAGCTTAATCTCATTTTGATCTTCTTTAGATAATCTGTTAAATAACACCTGAACAGTTGGAGTATAGTAAATAGTTCCGTTCTCACGACTACCTACGATAGTATCAGTTGCTGAAGCTACTCCAATTGGCATAGTGTATCTGTATAGGGTATTAGCACCCATTTCAATATCTGTTATTTCTCCTGAAGTTACAGGAAGTCCTGTTGTTTCAATAGGAGTGCCAAATTGGTCAAGAACGCCGAAGTAGATATATTTAATACCACCACTTATTCTATTACAATCTAATCCTCTCCCTTTTGTTAAGCTAGTACACGCCATTGTTTATTGTTTTAAAGGTTAAAAAGAGGGGGTTTTTACGCCCCCTACTTTGTGCTATTACGATTGTCTTACGATGTCAGCTCCAACTCCTGACTGAACACCTGCTGAGTATCTAGCAACCAATCTCATGTTGTCTGAGCCATCTAAAGCAGCCATGTCCATCAAAGTAATTCTAGTCGCATCTGATAACAAGTCAGTTCCAAAGAACAAGTTTGACTTCTGAGCTATTACCACCTCATTTTCTGCCATTCCGTTACAAACAGCGATTTTGTAGCCTTCAAACATTGGAATATAATTATCATTCATATTTTGGTAAGGGTAACCTGTTAAACCACTTAAAGCTGAAATGTAGTATTGGTAAGTTCTTTGACTCATATAGATATGTAAGTCCTCTTTACCTAAAGTTGTAGTAGGTATAGAAGCAACTGCTCCTTGAAGCTCTCCAATAATAGTTGCAGCCGTGTAAGCACCTGCCGCTGCATCTTGAACAACTGTTGCATCAACTGCTGGTAATAATAAACCAGTTACAGCTCCTAAGAATCCATTGAATTTCCCTGGAACAGCAGTTCCAGTCCAAATTGAATCTTCAGTTGCTTCTGCTATAATTTCACCCATATAAGAGATTACATAGTCATCAAAAGAAGCGGGTGGAGGTGCGCCTGCTCCTGCTCTCATTTGTAAAGCTTCCCATGAGTCTAGTAAGGTAGACTTGCAAAGATCTAGGTTAATTTGTAAATTTTTAGGTTCTAATACTTTTTCAGTAAGTGCTAAAGTACCTGCTGGTGTAAAGTTACATTCTGCATCTGCAACTACTCCAGAGCCTGCCATTCTTTGTATGTTACTTTTAAATTTGATATTTTCTATCATTGTTAGATAATCTAACGAGTTTGAAGCCTTTAATGCAGCACTGATGTAAAAACCAGCTGCCTTCCCTGCAAAATTACTTGTTGTAGTAAACGCCATTTTTTTTTATTTATTTGTTATTATTATTTGATTAAATTGTATAAGAACTTCTCCTGACTTGTCATTCTTCTAAAATCCTGTGCAGTAGGAGTTGGTCTTTCTGAGCTAAATTTGTTTGTATTAATTGGAGCATCAGCAGGACTTTCTGCTAATTCCGTTTTAAGTTTTTCGTTTTCAGCTTTAAGTTTTTCTAACTCTTCTTCTGCTGAAAATTCTACTACTTCTTTAGTAGTTATAGTTTTAGGATTTTTAGATGGCTCAGTTACTTCTTCAGCCATTTCTTCTACATCTCCTGTTTCGCCTATTTGTTTTTTAAGATCACTAACCGCATCTTCTAAATTCTTGATACGCTTTTCCATACCTTGCCAGTCTGCTACATCAGCTTCTTCATCATAGTCATCTTCTTTAGCCATTTCTTCAACTTCTTCAGATGCTTCAACTTCTTCTTCAGTTTCTGACTCAATAACTTCAGATACTACACCTTCTTCTTCAACTCTGAAAGAAACTCCCTCAGCAGTCTTATATGTGCCAATAGGTAAAGGTATTGTTGTACCATCTTCAGTAAGGACTGATATGTCCACGCCTGATTCTAATTCTTCAGCAGTAGAAACAAAGATTGTGCCATCTTCTGACTTTGCTTGCCAAGCTAATTTAATTTCATCTTCGGCTTTGTTTAAGCCAAGTGCTACTAATATTTGTTCTTTAATGTCCATAGGTTCTTTTTTAATATAATAGAATAGTTATTTATTTATTTGATTTTTAGATTTATATCATTTTTAATAATTCTTGATACTCTTTAAAAAGGTCATCACTTGTATCATCCATTGTTTTAAACCCTTTAATATCTTCAGGTTTTATTCCTAATTCTTTTGCAGCATCCATAGCATCCTCTCTTATTGCACCTGCTCTTTGATATACATCAACACCTTCCTCCCTTACATTTAAAGCATCATCTTTTGCTTTCTTAAATGCTTTAGTAGCTTGCGATACACTTTTTCTTACAGTTTTTATATTTGCTATCTGCTTTTGTATATCCCCTGCAATACTCAACTCAACCTTTTCTGCTTTTAGTTCAGTCTTTTTAGATTCTTGTATTATCTCATTTAAAGCACTTAGTATTTGTTCTGTTGTTGGTTGTCTCTTATTCATTTGTTCAAATTTATTAGCAAAATACCCCTCAATTGATAATCCTTTAAGCTCTCCTTCTTTTATCTTATTCCATAAGTCATCATTCTCAATCTTCATTTTAACGAACCAAGTGCCATTAGGCAAGTCGTAGCCAAACATTTTTGACTTATCACTATCACCTTCCTTTATCCAAGATTCTACTGTTAGAACTCCTGATACTCTATCTTTATGTTCGTAGGTTGCTTTATGGTGATTGTTATGTTTTAAATATAACTCACTAGCTTTTCTAACTGTATCAGGACTAAAATATACATAATACTCAGAATCAGTATTAGGATCATATCTAAATATCTGCTTGTTAGGTATTAAAGCAGGACTAACTAGCATACGCTTTTCTTCATCTACTTTAGCGAAGGTCAAGTTATTTTTCTCTTTACCAAAGAATACAAAGTCTTGCTCTATTGCAGGAGAATTGACTAGCGAGATAGCATCAATAGCTAGTTCTTGACTATCATCTGCTATTACTAATTCTACTATTTTAGTTTCTTTCATATTATAATTTTAAAATGGTAGAGCATCTATATCTTGCTCTAAACTTCTAGCTTTTTTTGATAAACTTTCAAACCTTGATATTTCTGCATCAGCCGTAGAATTTTTAATTCCTAATTCTTTTAATTGAGCAGAAATAGTATTTGCTAATTTTTCTCCTTGATCTGCTAAATTCCTTCCTTTTTGTAATGTTTCTCTTGTGTCTTTAAAAACAGGAGTTGTTTCTTTTTTTAATGCTTCAAACTTTTTGTCTAACTCTTTTCTTTGTGCTATAAGCCCATTCCCTTCTTTATAAAGTTTATTTGATAGATTCGTAAGCTGTTCTCCTGCTGCAACTGTATCTTCTAAGCTATTAGAAATCTTTTTTAAATCGCCAAAAGCTGAAAATTCAACTTTAGTTAAATTATATTCTTTTAATTCTTTTTCGTATTCTTCGTAAGTCTTTTTACCTAGTGGTGTTGGTCTCATCTTATTGTATTTTTTAGGATTAGCTTTTTCACAGGATTCTTTTGAGTCGTATTTACACTCTCCTGTATTACCCCATTTGTATTTCCCATCTTTACATTGTTTACACGGCATATTATATAATAGATTTAATTAATATTTATTTGATTTTTAAATAGTAGCTCTTCTTCTAATATTAGCTAACTGGTTTTGACTGTTAGTCATTTCATCTGTTACTACATAAGCTCTCATTGCTTCAGGTGCTTGACCTCCGCTTAATTGAAACGCTCCTGACATCATTTGAGGTGCAGGAGGTTGAGCAATAGCACCTGCTCCAGATGACCCACCGCTACTGCCTGATACTGGTGTCTCATATATTTTTTTTAGATTAGCTAATCCTGCTGCAATTATAGCTGCACCTGAAACAAAACCTGCTACACCTCCCTGAGCAAAAGCCTTGTTCGCACCTGCATAAGTGTCAATTAATGCTCCTGCTGCTGCTAATTCTTTATTTTCTCCTGCTAACCCACTTAATGCTCCTGCTAGACTTGAAAATGCTTCTAATTGAGCATCTGCATTTTCTTGTGCAACTGCTTGTTGCTCCTTTTGTAAAGCTATGTTGTTTGTTAACTGTTCTGATTCAAAACCTGTTATTTGGGCTAACACTCCTTTCTTTTCATTTAACGCTTCTTGTAACTTAATTTGATTTTCTAAGTTGTTATTCTTATTTACATCTGCCTGAGCTGAAGCAATTTGAATATCTACCAACTTGAGCATTTCTTTTTCTTGTTCTTTAAGAACTTCTCCTAGCTTATTATTTGCTGCTATTCTTTCTTCAAAAGTCTTACTCTCATCATCTCTTACCTGTCTTAGTTTTTCAGCTTGTCTATCATAATCTTCAATTAATCCTTGAACCTGAACTGCTGCCAATTCACTTTCATTTCTTAATCCAACTACTGCCTTTGCTTGATCTAAAGTGGACTTAGTGTAATCTTTGATCTTTTGAGTTACTTTAGTAATGGTTTGCTCCATTTGTACAGTTTCTGCTACATTACCAATTACTGCATCTTTTAAGTTGTTAAGGGCTTCGCCTGCTACTTTTCCTGCTTCTTTAAATTCCCCATCAAATACTTTCCCAATTGCTTTACCTAGCCCTCCTATACCTTGTATGAGATTTTTAACTCTTGTAATAATTTCTACACTAAGCATCTTACCAAATTGTAATACTTGTTGAACTGCTGAATTGCCAAATATCTTATCCATAAAACTTGTAGCAGTGTTTATGTTGTTAGATAAAAACTTAAAGAAGTCATTAAAGGTAATGCTTAAAAACTCCATAGCAGTATTGAAAGTGTCTAATACTTTTTGATTTTTACCAAAAACCTCGCCAAGTTTAGCTAATAAAGCTACTATTATTCCAATTCCTGCCGCTTTTAAAGCTGTTCCAACTCCTTTAATAGCTGTTCCCATGCCTTTAAATCCTCCTGCTGCTTTGTCAGTTGCTTTGTCTAATTGTTCTACATCTTTAGTAACCTCTCCTGTGTTACTTTTAATCTCCATTTCTAAAACTTCTTTTGCCATGTCTTTTTATGTTAAGTCTACACTTGTTCTTATTTCGGTTATTCTAATAGTTGAAACCCATTCTATTATCATATCTGCTGCCCCTGTTATTTGTTGCTTAAAGTCTGATCCTGACACTTGACTTTCAAGATCCCAACCTGTTGTAGTTCCACTTGCACTTATGGTTGTTATGCTTCTATCTATACTTAAAGAAGTCCTTGCATTTTTAACAACACCTCTTTCAACCCAAGATACATAATCCCCTTTATTTCCTGCTGCTACTCCTCCTGTTCTCATTGCCACTGTTTCACTTTGAAAGAAGAAGATACAATTGTCAGTTCCTACTGGGGGTTGAAAATAACTATCTGTTACATTGTTTAAGTAAGCAAAAGCAGCTTCATCGCCATCAGTTTGTCCTCCGTATATAAAAGTGATATATTGTCTTTCCCCTAAGATAGATGTGCTGTTATTACCCCCTAATACTATTGAATTATTAGTTATTGAGTTTCCTAAGTTTCCATAGACAAAAGTGTTATTAACTCCATTAGATATTTCGTTATTACTTCCTATTATAATGTTGTTTCTTGATAAACCTTTAACAGTATTGCTTTCGCCCATTATATAGGTATTATTAGTACCTGTTTCAGTCTTATTACCTGCACCTTGAATATTGTTATTTTCGTTACCTATATTTCTTTCTAAGTTTGTGCTATATGTAAAAGCAGTACAAGTACCTGTTGCTTTGTCATAAGTATAGCCATAAGCTTCACACTGCTGTTGGTTGGGTGTTACATCATTAGTGCCATCAGTAAATGTTACCACTCCTAAAGCATTAACTGAAGCAGGTTTTATTGAATATCCGTTTAAATAAGGTGTTGCCATTATGGTATAAGTATAAATTCTACTGTTGCTAAATCGTTTGGCTTGTAGTCTATCTTGTTTACTCTGAACTCTCTATTTTTAATAAAGACTGTATCATAGAACTTGAATGTATTAATATCTCCTGCTGATAAGTTTACTTTAAGGGTCATTGTTCTTGTATCAGGATTATACAGCTCATTAAAATAAGGCAGCCAGTAAGTGTTAAATAAATTATTAACTGTTGGGCTTCCTATTGGTAGTATAAGCTGACAAATACCAAAATGAAAATCATTAGTTGCTGCTGTTGTTGGTATATCTGTCAAATGACTAAATTGTAAAAACTGATCTTCTGTTGCATCTCCACATGGGGTTGGTTGGTTTTGACATGGCACAAAATAAGTGCAACTTGTTAAAGTTTGAACTCCGTTATTATACATTATTCTAGGGCTGTTGTCAAACCCCTCAGAAGTGCCATCATCAGGATTGTGAGAATAAATACTTGGAACTATAAAGTCAGGAAATAAATCATCTAGAGGCTTCGGAACTGTTGCTGCAAATGGCTCTGCTATTATTTCTTCTTCTCCTGTTAAAATTGTTGGCAAGTTATTAGAGCTTGTACTAGCATCAAAAATGTTACTTCCGTATAAATGATTCTCAACTTCAGATTTGTAAAAAGTAAAAGCCCAGTCATCATCATCTTCTACAAATTTAAAGATAGTTTTTTTATTTAATTCTGTTAATGGTGTTAGCTTAATTTCTTCAATATCTATTTTATCTGTCCAGTCTAATTGTGTTGAATCTGAGTTTTCTAAAAATATATCATTATAAGGCTCTATGATAATGTTATTAGGATTGTTCTTGTCAGGCACAGATACCAAGTTAAACATTGTCATAATTCCTTTTAAAAATTCCCACTGTCCTAGTTCGCTTCTTAAGGTTTGCAATAAAATGTTAGAAGTCATAGCAACAGTATTAACATTAAAAATAACTGATGAAGTGGGTGTAGTTCCGCTTTCATACATTCTAACAGTATTTGTACTCAAAGGATTTGACCTTTTGAACTGAGCTTGCAAAGTATCTCCTGTTAAAAGTGTTTCTGTAATGTTAAAGTTAAAGTCCTGATAACTTGTTGGAGATATTGTTAATGTTTGTGTAAATACAACTGAAGTGTTTTTAATCCATTGACATTCAACAGTTTGAGTTGCACTTGCTGATGTGTTTTCTATTCTATAAGAACCTGAAATATTATATTGCTCTCCATTTGTAGTAGCGGTAATTATGTCAGTAGATAAACTATAATTAGGAGGTACTGAATTAGAGCCTATATTTTCTAACACTAAATCTGTAAATGAAGTGCCTGCATATACAGAAGCAGTTGAACTACCTATCTGATAAGCCCATTGACCCCAGTAGTTATTTATGTTTGAAACAGTTGGCGATTGTGCATTTCCCCAATTAAAGTCCATAAATAACTTTCCAAAATCAGCAGTATCAAAGAATGTGCTAGTAAAAGAAAATGGTGTTGCAGCAAATATGTTTTGTATTATATATTTAATAGATATAAAAGGTCTAAAAGCACTTTCTAAATTAGGCAATACAGGAAAGCCTGTACTTGGATCATAAGTAAAATTATGACTCCAGTCCACAAACGGGTATCTTAAAACATCAGTAGTTGAAGCACCTGCCGTTCCTGCAAAAGTGCCTGTTGGCAATGGACTTGTTAATGCTAAAATTCCTTGCCAACTATTTCTAATTTCAGTATATGTATATTGATGTGTCAGCTCTGAAAAATCTAAATCAGCAAAAGTCCTGTTTTCTAACAAGTCAGCTAAGGCAATTGCTTCAGAATACAGATTAACATTGTAGCTTGTTTCTCCCTGTTTTTCTTGTATGTCTATTAGTCTAAGATAGCCTTGAAATAATATAAACCCATCTTGCTTTAATTCGCATTGTGTTCTTACATAAGGATTAAACGCCAGTCCGCTTGTATCTCTTGTTACTTCAAATATATTATCAAAAATCTGGTTGTTCCTTTTTGTTGCTGGCAAATTGAATGCCTTAGAGTATGATTGTACTTGTTCTGCTACATTTTTAAAATCATCTACACTTAGAGTTAGTGGTATATCTTCATCTTCATAAAGATCACAAATTACTTGACCTGTACTTAGATTATTTATAGCACCACTTGGATTCTGTGCTGCTTGTCTTATTGAAATAGATGATAAAGAACTTATAAAAGAAGAATAAAGAACTACTGTATTTGTAGTTGATGTTGCAGTAAATTGAAAACTGTTAGTTCCTACAATTGAAACAGGAGTAGAACTTTGTTGGTTAGTTCCTGAATATACATAAAAAGTTAGAGTAGTAAAGGACACAGTTTCTATTACTACATCATAAGTTTGTCCTACAACCAAATTAGATAACTTTTGCAATATTCCCTGTGATATAACAAACGAAACATCTCCACCTGTTTCAGTAGGGGGAGTTATACTGGGAGAAAACCTATACCAAGTGTTTACAATCATAGTAGCATTTAAAGCATTGATTGCTGATTGATAAGTTGGTGCAGCTAAAGATAAAGAACTAGCTGAAGTGTTTATAGTGTTAAAGTTAATACCATCAACTACTTGCTCGGTGCCTAATCCTGATAAGGAGTTTAAGCCATCATAACTCTGAGGATATAATATTAGTTGTACACTCATTAGATAGATTGTGTTCTTAGTGTTTTACTTTTCTCTATTTCAAAAGTGTACTGCATAAGTCTATCATTAGCAACTGTCTTTCTTGTAAAGCTAGAGGTTGTAAGTCTTACAGGTGTTACATATTGATTCAGTAAAGGATCTGTTACATCAGTTTGAAAGCTCTCTAATAAATAAACTTCAGGACTGTTAATTAATTCTTCAAACATAACATTATCATCTTCAGAAACAAAATTAGTGTTCATTGTAATCTTTTCAGTAGCATTCATTCTAAATGACTTCTTGCCACCTTTAAAACTATCAGGTCTATATAGACTTTCGTTCCAACTGCCACCTAGTTGATGATATGTAGATCCTTGAGTTGATGTGCTTCTAATTGACTTCTTAGTAAAAGTGTAATAATCCCATGCACCCCATTGGTTGAGCCAACATAGTCTTATGCTTTCATAATTTTTAGTGTCAGGGCAATTAAGCTGTATTGTGTAAATTTGAGATATTGGAGTAACATTATTAAATGCTTGAACAGTAATATAGCCTCCCTGTATAGTTCCTGCTGTAATTAAGTTGTTAAGGTTTGTACTCCAACCCCTTATGTTAGCTGGGAAACATCCAAGATGCAATATTTGATTTTCTGAAATAGCTGAAAATGGATCATCCCAAGCACCATTAGTAGAGTTCCTATAAAGATAATCAGCATTCAATAGAGATCCATCTGTACTATAATAAGTAAATTTAACTCTAGTTAAATCAACAGTAGTAGCCATCATAGCCATAGTTCCATAATCATCTAAATTTGCATATTGAGTAGTTGACGCATTAGTTAAAAATTCATCTGTTGAATCGTTTAATATGAACTTAGTCATATCATATCCAAAGTTGTTCCCTGACCTGTAAAGAGCTTCTGTATGTTTTACATACCCATTAAATATTAAGTATGGGAAATCTGTGTTACAAGTAGTACCATCTTGCCTAGCAACTACATTAGGATCTGACACTCCATTGTTGGTAGCTCCTAGATATTCTACATAAAACTGAATTACCATGTATCTAATAAGATTAGCGTTTAATGAAAACCTGTCAATTAAGTGGATTGGTATTCTTTCATTAACTGATGCAGTATTGTCTTTAAACTGACTATTGTCGGAAGCCATGTTGTCCGCCTTTACATAATTTTCAATTACATTTCTTAAATCAAACATCCCTACACCTGCATTATTTGGTGTTGTTTTAAATACACCTTTTAAATTAATTGAGTTAGCAGTATTAGGTATTGTAGTTCCTATATGCACTTCAGCACAAAACTTAACCTTAGTTTCATTTGCTACTGCTGTTTGGTTAGATACTACAAATATTAAATCCTGACCTACTGGAGTTGGTATTCCTATTGGATATTGTTCTATTACACAATTTGCTGCCATGTTATTTTGTTTTTGTAAATGTTGTTATATATAACTGCACATCTTTTTTAAATTCTTTTAAAATGTTTTTGCCTAGATCTTTATAAGCACTTCCTAAAGGTTTTTGAAAGAAGCTAAGGCTTGGTATTCCTTGTATTTTTATTTTTCTGCTTATTAAATATGCAAACCCTGACAAAAATTGTCCTGTTTTTTTATCTCTACCTCTACCAAGTCCTTTTGGCTTTATACCTTTTTTCTTTATCCATTTAGACAGTATGTCAATAGGAGGACCTTTAGTTGTGTAACTATAAGGGCTTGATTCATTTTTGCCTTTGTAGTTTAAAAAACTTCTTTTCTTTTTGTTGCCTGATACACCTTTGTCTAAAAAAGTACCATAGTCTGCCATGTAAAATTTAACACTATAACCATTAGCATCCGTACTTACAACTGCCCTTATAGAATCACCTAAAGCCGTATTACCTTTATCTGATTTTAATATACCTTTGGATTCTTTTACAACTTGCGCTGCAAAACTGTTTAAATAATTTTCTAGACTACGAGTATTCATTACACAAGCCCTACAAATAATTCTACCTGAGCATCTGCTGCCTTAGGACTTACTTGTAAAGATGCTAAGTCCTCTAAAGTTCCAAAAGCTGGAGATGTATCTGTTTCTCCAATAGCTACCTCTTCTCCTATGCTAAGGATGTGAGAGTTCCCTCCAGTTAATGTTACTTGATAATTAGTTCCTGTTGTTACTATTGCTAACTCTATACTGTTAGTGGTATCTAAGTTTGTAACTCTAACATATCTTACATTCTCAACATCTATTGCACCTGCTGATGTGTGAGGAGTTGTTGCAAAGGTTGCAATTGTCGTTACATTACCATTAATACAAGTTACTATTCTTTCCATTACATTGTTTATGCCTGTAGTGGTTACTGAGTTACTTGAACCTCTAACTGCTCCATTTAAAGTTACTGATTCACTTATTGTTGTTACTAAATCTGCCATGTTTATAATTTTATTGTTATTTTAAAAAATCCTATTTCTATTGTATATCTTCCTATCTTAAATTTCATTAGTACCCAGCACCTGCATCTGTTACTGGTATTTCGCAAGTATCAAAGTCATTCATTACTCTAACGCCTATTGTAAATGTCCAACCGCATAAAAGATTGTCAAATCTTTCTTGAAATGGCTCTATTGTAAACTGATCTTGCGTAAAGTACAAAGGAGCATTTATATCATTTACTCCTGCTTGTGATTGTCTTGAGCTGTGTCTTAACATACCTATGAAATCAGTACATATTTCTAAGGTCTGATTCCATACTTGCTGTTCGTTGTTCTTAGGGTCTAATAGTTTAGTTAATTGTTTAGCTTGATATGTTTGCCAATTATCCTTTTCAGAAACAAGATCACAAATAAACAGCTGAAATGAGTAGACAAGTTCTGAATCTCCTGTTGTTACTGATGTTGGATTAATATGTAGTAGTGGCATCTTCTCCATCTTTTCAAGATTGATGTCATAAATATCTCCAACTGATACTGTTGAGATTTGCTCATGATACTCCCCAAGCCTACACAGAGTATCTATTACATTGTTATAAGTCTTATTGCTTACTGCCATGTTTTACTTTATTTTGTGATTCTAAATCTGTTTCATAACTTAACCAAGTAAATGCTTCTAATAGATTAAGTTTAGTTATTTGTTCTAGCTTTGAAATATCTGCATTACACAATCTATAAAATATTCCAAAGTACCCCCACTTCTCTGCAAAAGATTCTGAAGCTATTGCATCTTCATTTCCTTCAGCCGATCCATCAAATATAATGGCAAAGTCAGCGACAATTCTTTGCCTAAATGATAAAAAAAAACCAGCGCTGATTGCACTTGCTCTGCTGACATCTTCTTCATCTCCTCCGCCCTTATGCTTATATTACCATCATACGCTTCTATTGTATAGACATCATTGTTCTCTTCTACTATTGGTCTATATAAGATTGCGCAAACTTCAGGCATATTCTTTTCAATATCATTCTTAATCATTGTCTCAAGATCTGCATATTCTCCAAGAGTTATAGAATCCAAATCAGGATGAAATCCATACCTTTTGCCGTTTACCTCTACTATTCTTTTTAAAGAACTATCTTGTTTTGCCTGAAGCTCAGATAACTTACTCATTATAACTGCAACATCTTTTAATTCCAACTGCTTAATTAAGTCTTTTGGAATATTAGATAAAGCTGCTATTGTTTCTTCTGCTTCTTTACTCTTTGTACCTTTATGGAAGTCAATTAGTTTCAGCCACTTCTCTAATGTTACATCTTCCCACTTGCTAATTAACTTGAACTCCTTTGTTTTGCCCTGCTTCTTAATCTTAACCTTCATACACTATATAATAGAAATTGTTGATATTTAGTTTAAAATGTTATCTTTGCTTAGTTTTAGTTAATAATTAGGGTACGCTTTATGCTGCCCTTTTTTTATTGTACATAATACCTTCCTGCGTTTGGATTGTCTAAATGGTAGATTACGTTATACCTTATTCCGTCTATTGCGTGGTTGTATGAATCGTGATATAATTTAGAACCCTTGTCGCTGTATATATAATTATTTAGCTCTTTAGCTATGTTAGTTGATTCAGGTGTTATTACTAAGTGATAGTCTTGCATACGTGTTATACCACTTTCAATAGTTCCTTTCTTTACAGGTTTAATGTTTACTCCTAAATGCTTTAAGTCTGCTATTAGTCTTGGCTCTGCTGAGTCTGCTATGATAAGCTTCTGACCTACCTTGTCTAGTATTATCTGTGCTAGTTCATTTGACTTTAAACCATTCTTGTATATATGCTCTTTAAGATATATCCTCTGCCTTTTTTTGTCTATTGCTACTTCAGTCAATGAATCAGGATCTACTGAGAATCCAAAGTCCATACCACAAGATGTCTGTAAGTTATCAGGATTAAATTCTCCTATACTCCAATTATCAAATACTACACCATCTGCTCTGTCTAACCAGCCACCTAATATTTTATGTTGGTACTTCTTAAAGTTATTGTGCTTTATAGTCTTAATACGCTCTAGGAAACTCTCTGAGAGGTTTTCTCTGTTGTCTTCGTATGTACTATGGATATAGCATACATTGTCTTTAAAACCATTATATCCAGCTTCAACTCCTTTGTCTTCAAAAAACCTTTTATATATCCAATGCTCTTTTGTTACAGGGTTAAGTATAAGTATGATTCTATTCTGTATATTCTTTTCTCTAATACTTAAGTCTATTGTATCAAATATATCTTCATCAATAAGTTCTTCTGCTTCATCAAGTACCCAAGTGCTTACACCTTGTAATGACTTTAGACTTGCAGTCTGATTACCAGCTGATGTCTTGATACCTCTAAATAGTATGTCTGATTTATTCTTTAAATTTACTACTTCTGCTTTATTTACACTAAAGGTATTCTCATATCCTAATAGTATTATCTTTTCTAAGAACTCAGGAATGATTGACAAGTGAGCTGATACCATTGTAAAACGTGTAAACAATACTCTAATGCCTTCTGTCATTGTTAGTAGTGTAAGAAAGACTGTAACGGCAAATGACTTACCTGATCCTCTACCACCTGTGATAATGTAGTATCTAGCTTTAGATGAAAATAGTTCTTCGTATTTCTTATTCAGTATCAATTCCTGTAAGTTTAATAACAGGTTCAGTTTCTACAAAGTTAATGATAGGCATATTTAGACTTTCTTCATTAGTTGTTACATCAACTCTTTGTTGTGGTTTACCATAGAAGTATTCAAAGAATAACTTAACTGCCCATTGTTCTTTCTTTTCTAATCCTTGTTGTAGTGAGTCTAGTGCTAGACTATTCATAGGTGTTAGATTCTCTATAAGCTTTTGTTCATCTGCTTTTGCTTTTCTACCTGCTCCTGTTCTTTTTCCTCCGTGTGTACTCATTTTGAAATAATTTGATTAATCAAGTTGTTATTATATAATAGAAATTACTCATATTCATTTGGTAGCATTAGTCTTACACCTAATTCATACAATGCCCATATCCTTATTTGATCTGCATATACTTCAAAATCTTTAGTGTTCATTTTAGCTGTACTGTTTACTACTTGTAATCCTATTTGTCTTTCGTTTATATCTATACTTTGCCATTCACTAGCAAACTTTACTTTAAGTGTATCGTGCATTTCATCAGGAAAGTAACCTAGCTCTGATGCTAATGGTTGTACTATACAAGCCCAATAGTAATTGTTCTGCATTTTGCTTCTATTGTTTTTTTGTTTCTTAACATCTACAATATAGTCATTACCTAATTCTTTTAGATAGTCAAATAACTTTTGCTTGTCTTCACTATTGTTTATGACGTACTTCATTAATCAAATGATTCATTTATACCTCTTTCTCCTATTAGCTTTTCTTTAGCACCTTCCCATAGTTTATTCCTTCTCTTAGTTAGAGATGGTTCTGTACGTTTAATTGTAGGCATACCTTCTTCTGGTTTACTATCCATCCATAGACCACATTCACATCTAGCTTCTATTGTTCTCCAGCCATTGTCTCTATATCTAATAGTCTGTTTACCTATTTCTTGTGTGTTACCACATTTGCAACTATAAAGTGTCATTTTATTCTATTATTTTTAAATCTCTACCTTCATCTTTAGCTATTCTTATTATAGTTTTAAACATTTTTTTACGTTCTAAACTTGTTTCACACCAAATAAATTGAACATCATTCATACCTTTTAATTGTAATTTTAAACCAAATCTAGTTCCTTTGTTTTTGGTTTCTTTATAACCATATCTTTTAACTATCTGTTTCCAGCTAACTAATTCTATTGTCTCTTGATGTGGAATCATTGTAGTTTATCTAGTTCAAAGTGTAAGTGGTTTATAGCTTTTCTTATATCTTGTATGCCACCATCACTATGTTTGTTCTTAGCTCGTAATAGATAACTTACAGCTGTTGCCATATTGTAGCTTAGATCAAAGTCTTCTACTACTCTACGTGCTTCATATCCAAAAACCTTACCAATGTAATAGTCAGGTATTCCTAGTTCTTCTTTGCTCATTAACATCTTAGGATTGATTCCTTCTTTCTTTGTCATTTTCTAGTATTTTAATTAGTCCGTCTTGTGTGTGTAAAGGTTTAGCATCAGTAAACTTTCTATATTCTTCAGGAGAGTATATAAGCTTTACTTCTTTTACTAAGTCTTCATTATATTTCACTACCCATCTACTTGAATAGTGCATCTTATTTCTTTTTAGGTGTGCTAGGTAACTCATTGGCTGTATTTTTTATATAGTTTCTTTATACCATCAAAACAAGTTGATATACAAGAACCACAATTAGTATTAGTTTGATAGTTTGTGTTAAATATAACATTGTAAGTCTCTATCATTTTCTTTTTAGCTTGTACGTTTTTTGCTCTGCCTGTCTTTAAGTCTTCCCACATATTTAATATTGCATCTATTATTTCTTGTGGTAAGTCATCAGGTGCTTTCATAACTTCAGTAGTCTGATCCCAATACTTCTGTGGACAATGTTGGTTAGCTATACGTGCCTTAATTTTCATAAAGCACATACAAATTTTACAACTACCTGTTGGCTTATAATAGTAAGCACATCCTTTACAGATTTCTATCCTATCTTCATAGACTTCATTCTCTACAAAGAACCTATTCATTTCTTTCTCCAATCAGGATGTCTAAAGCCAAACATCATTACAAAACTATCATTCTTTACAGGATCATACATCTTCATTTAATTCATTTTTTAGTATTGTTCTTACTTTATCTATTGTTGTAAATAAACTATTACGACTTATCTTAGTCTTTTTAGCTAGTGAGTCTAATGTATTGCCTTCATAGTAATATAACTTGAATAATTCTCTGTCGTACCAATTTTCTAGCTTGTCGAGCTGTTTATCTATAATTTCTAACTTATGTAATTGAGCATTGTCTACTTCTGCATTAGGAATGTTTGATAGACTCTTATAATAATTATTATCATTTCCATAGTCAAGATGATTACTAGAGACGCTAACATTGTTAGTAAAGCTATCAATACGTGTATAATACTTTTCATACTTATAATAAAAATTACTTCTCTTACTTGTCAATGCCCTTCTTAGTGCTACTGCTCCGTATCTTGTTAAACCATCTATACCATCACTTTCATATATTTTTTTAATTACTTGTGGATTAGCTTGAAGTAGATATAACATCAATTCTTGTACTGCTTCATTTATCTTGTTTTCATCTGTCGTTAATCTGTATGACATAGTTCTAAACTTATCTGTAAGCTTAGCTATTTCAAGATATATCTTATTCATTTGTTGTTTCTAATAAACTTATTTTATCTACTGTCTCTTGTAGTATTTCTTCAAGGACTACCTTATACGTTCTTATTACTGCTCTGTTACGTTTAGTTTCAACTCCAGCAAAAAAACCATTTGTAGCTACTGATAAGTTAATTGGTATTATCATAAGCCAATCATAAAAGTTATTTTCTTCAACTCCACTACCATAACCATTATGATATTCTAATATAATTTTTAAAACATCTTTGTAATTATTGTACTTAGTTTTACTACTTACGTCTTTTGCAAACTCTTTACACATATTAATATAAAGATCTATTAATGCTTTGTGTTCTTGACTTGAGTAAATAAGTTCTATCATTTTCCAAATATATCATAATATTTTATTCAATACCCTTTTCTTCTTTTAAGTTTTTAACAGTTGATTTGTAATAAGTTATCTTTTCTTCATAGTCAGCTCTAGTAAATTTAGTTATTTGTCTTGCTTTAAACTCTAACTCTTGTGCAGTACCTTCTCCATACTTTGAGTCTAATGCTATTGAGAATTTATATTGTTCTCCTTGTTTAAACATATTACAACCTACACATTGTGGCTGACAGTTTTGTTCATCAAATCTTGTAGCTAAATGACTTCTACTTTGAAAATGTCCGTTCTGCATACCTTGCTTATAATTTTTAACACATCCACAAGTAATACATTGTACCATACCATTTTTACTATCTCTAAGTCTAATGTAAAGACTAAACCACTTATCAAGTTCTTTCTTAAGTTTGCTAATTGTTTTCATACCCTAAGTTTTTTCTCCATTCTTCTTGTAGTTTACCTTTACGTATTTTATATGCTTCTCCTCTTAAACCTGGTTCTTCTTCTTGAAGCTTTGCTCTCATTCTTCTTATACTCTCAGCATTAGTTAATTCATTATCTGCATACTTATGTAAAAAATTTAATGCAGTTATTTCTTCAGCATCTATGTTCTTATTGTTTAATTCTCTTTTTATTTTTATTTTTTTTATCGCTTCTCTAATTTCTTTTCTTGTTCTTTTTGGATTACTCATATCTATTGTTTTAATTTATGTATACCATCTACAAT